AGACTTGCGTTTTGATGGCGGAAAGATAATAGGATGAAACCAGTCTTAGACGCTTGTTGCGGCGGAAGAATGATGTGGTTTGATAAAGAAGATGATAGATGTTTATTTGCAGATCAAAGAAATGATGAATTAAAAATAGATCATTGGCCCTCACAACTAGGCAGATCGTCTAAAAAAATTAGACCAGATCAAATACATGATTTTAGAAATATGCCGTACAAAGATGAGTCTTTTTATCATGTTGTTTTTGATCCACCTCATGTAAAAAAAATATGCTCAAAGTCTATTATTGCTTTTGTTTATGGATCATTAAATGAAGAAACATGGAAAGAAGATTTAAGAAAAGGTTTTGTTGAATGTTTTAGAGTTCTTAAAAAAAATGGAACATTAATATTTAAATGGAATGAAACACAAATACCTTTAAAAGAAATTTTAAAACTAACGCCAGAAAAACCTTTGTATGGTCATAGGTCTGGTAAAAAAGCAAACACTCATTGGATAGCTTTTATAAAAAAATAATTACTAAATGCTTCGTAAGTATCAACAAAGAGCGATTGATCAACTATACGACTGGTTCCGCGCTAACAAGTACGGTAACCCGTGTATCGTATTGCCAACCGGCAGTGGCAAGTCGCACGTTGTCGCGGCGATATGTAAAGATGCGATAACGCAATGGCCTGAGACTCGCGTGTTGATGGCAACTCATGTAAAAGAATTGATTGAGCAGAACGCAGAAAAAATGTTACTGCACTGGCCGGATGCACCGTTAGGAATATATAGCGCAGGAATTGGGCGTAAAGAAGCCCATGAGCAAATCACGTTTGCTGGAATACAGTCTATCAGAAAGAGAGCAGGTGACCTAGGGCATATAGACTTGATGATCGTCGATGAAGCACACCTGATATCGCATAACACCAACACCAGCTACAGAAAACTAATCGACGGCCTGAAGATAATCAATCCAGCGATGCGGATAATTGGATTGACCGCCACTCCGTACCGGCTAGGGCATGGCATGCTTACCGATAAAGGCGGCATATTTACTGCGTTAATTGAGCCAACAAGCATTGAGGCGTTAGTTGAGGATAAGTATCTAGCTCCGCTAAAGTCTAAGTTAACTGGAGTACAGTTGAACGTATCTGGAGTGCATAAGCGCGGCGGGGAGTACATAGAAAAAGAATTACAGGCCGCAGTTAACAAAGATCACACCAACAACGAAGCAGTAGACGAAGTTATTAAATTAGCTGGTGACCGTAAGGCTTGGCTTTTCTTTTGTGCTGGAGTTAAGCATGCTATGGCCATCAAGGATATATTGCTTGATCGAGGCATTGAGGCGGAATGTATCACGGGAGAAACCCCCAAGCCTGATCGGGAAAAAATCATAAGCGAGTTCAAGTCTGGAAAGATTCGAGCGTTGACTAACGCCAACGTGCTAACTACTGGCTTTGACTATCCAGACATTGATCTTATCGTAATGTTACGTCCAACTATGTCTCCAGGCTTGTACGTCCAAATGGCTGGGCGTGGGATGAGAATTAAAAGCCACACGGATCACTGCATGGTGTTAGATTTCGCTGGAGTAGTTCAAAATCACGGGCCTATTACTAACGTTAGATCACCAAATAAGCAAAAGGAAGGGAGTGGCGAAGCTCCAGTTAAAGTATGCCCAGAGTGCGATAGTTTACTTCCTCCGGCCGTTAAAACATGCCCAGATTGCGGTTACGAGTTTCCGCCTCCAAAAGAAAAACTCATGAAACTACATGATGTAGATATCATGGGCAAAAAACACAAAATGATATCTATTGGCACTTGGCATTGGTCTAAGCATGTATCTAAGGCAAGCGGCAAGGAAATGATCAAAGTTAGGTATTACTCAAAGCAAATCATGGATCCTATTGTTTCCGAGTATTTTGCGATAATGCACGAAGGATATGCCGGAGAGAAATCACGCCAAAAGATTATTGAGATAGCTCATAAATCAAAGATTGATGCTTCATCAATATTTTATATGGCGGATGATTTAGACGAATTATGTTCAATATTGAATACGGGGCGATGTCCAAATGAGATATCATACGCGCAGGAAGGCAAGTTCTACAAAGTCATTAACAGAGAGTGGGCGAACTGAACACGTTGAGCAACGGGAGTTTGTAAGCTGGTTTCGCAAGACCTACAAAGCCAAGATAATAGCGATACCAAACGGCGGCCAAAGAAACATCGTAACCGCCGCACGTCTCAAGGCCGAGGGCGTAACTCCAGGAGTCCCAGACCTGTTCGTACCGGAGTGGCTACTTTGGATTGAAATGAAGAAAAAAAGTGGTGGCGCTGTATCCAAAAGTCAAATAGAATGGCACAATTATTTAAAATCTATCAACCAAAGTGTTATAGTGTGTAAAGGGTGCGAAGATGCTCAGTGCCAAGTCGAGAATTTTTCTAAGGAGATGGAGCATGAACATGTCTAAATCATATAGATTTTCAACATATTTGAAGGAAATGAGAACCAAGCACAATATGACGCAGAAAGACTTGGCGGATAAGCTCGAAGTACATCATAAGACTATTAGCAGTTGGGAAAATGGCAATAGTTGCCCGAATATAAATAAAATATTAAAAGCAGAAGAGCTGTTTAACGGCATAGCTCAGGAGCTTACTTACGCAGATCCAGAGCATAGCATCCTTGGGGCAGATAAGATTAACCTTATCGGGATCGGGGCCATGATTCTAGTAATAATATTCTTTGTGGCTATGTACTTTGGATTGGCAGAAGTGCTTGGATGGTGAGCATCAATTTACGCAAGTTTAAGAAGCGCATAAAGCACATAAAGTTTGGGCCATACTATCTGGTGGCCACTGGAAAAGAACGCGCTGGAGAGCCTCTATTTACGTTTATTGACGGGAAAATATATACAGCTTCAGAGGCGCTTGCTTTGGCCAGAAAATACGGATATGATTCAGTTGAGAGAATTTATGAGGCATTCAACTCTCTCGGATGATTTTCTCCTCCTCCCCTCAAGCCCCGCGTTTTGGGGCTTTTTTTATGGATTCCATGGTGAATCTAGCCTCTTTTTTAATCCATGCCTTCGGTATATGCATTTTGGCGTTTGATTCTTTTTTGGATATGGCGGATGCAACGCATATTGCATTGTCGTCCTCGGCCACGATAAACCCCAAGGTGTAGCAATCGTGTAGCTCAGGCTTTTTGGTTTCTTCCCATCCTGAGTCAGCTACGGCATCCACCCACTCTATATAGATACATTTATGGTCTGTAGCAGTCGACATCTATGTCACAATCCTCAAAATACCTGTCCATCATAAGCTCCTGCATAACCGCATGCCGGATCTCTTCCTTAGCTCGATCAGCGATCAAGGCTGGGCATTGATAGGTTACATTGTACACCGGAGCAGGCCTGGTAGCGTCCAATATCTTCTTGGCCGCAACAACGCTACATCCTGAGCAAGCCAGTGCTATAAGCAAGCTCAGGATGCGGATTACCATTATTTTTTCTTTTTGCCAGCCCCACGCTTTACTGAATAAGCGATGGCAACAGCCTGTTTTGGCGGTTTTCCAGCCTTAATTTCAGCCTCAACGTTCTTTTGAAAGGCTTTTTTTGATTTGCTTTTTATTAATGGCATTAGTATCCCTTTTTAGCTTTGGTTTTGCTGGGCTTTTTTTTAGCCATTTTCTTCATCATGCATTCACCGGCGGCCATGCATTTCTTAGGGCTTGGGCAAGTTGGGCAAGTTTTCATTTTGTCTCCTTAACGTTTAACTGCGGATGAGCCTACATAGAAACTAAATACCATTATAAGCACTTGGTCGTATGTAGTCCTGAACATGGCCGCGTGTTCAATAATTTTCCACTCAGTCCATGTTTTTGTCGTGTCAATCAGCCCAAATAGATACTTGCCGCCAGACTTCATTTCAACTGGCACTGCAATATCTATTGGTGCAATCATTGGCGCAAGGCTGATAACAACCACCATAGCTAGAAAAGCCAAAACCAATATGCGCCTGGTTAAACTTGAAAACTTATCAGAAGTCCTTACCTGAAACTCTTTGTTTGATAACTCTGAATGGAGTTTAGCTCGTTCAAGATCGAACGTGAGCTTTTCCATCATCATTTTATGTTGGTCTGCTTTTGCCTTTTGCGCGTTAGCCAGTAAACCGGAGACAATGCCCATGAGATTACCGCCAGCCGCCAATAAAACTTCCGGCCCCATTCCAAACATAACTGCTTCCTCTTAAATCGTTTTAAATATCTAATAGCTTTACTTAAACTTTTAGGATTGTCTTTAAAAAGCCCAAGCCCAGTATTACATTTCTGACAAATTAATCCTCTAATTTGATCAGATTCGTGGCAGTGATCAACAGATAATTTACCTCTCTCTGTGTCTTTGCCGTCTATCCCGCAGATCAAGCATTTATTGTCTTGCCTAAATGCTATCTCAACGTAATCTTTAAAAGTAATTCCGTATGCATTCTTATAACGAGAATTACGCCTAGCTACTGGATCAGCCAATTACTTTTTTTTAGCTGTCTTTTTTGCTTTTTTGAAAGCGGCGGCAGTTGGCGCGCCTTTAGTACCTGGCTTTCTCATTTGCTCTCCAGATCCAGCCTTAATTCTTTCACGCTTGGCGTGAATGTTTGCGTAGAGTCCTTTTTTCATCATTTACTCTTTTTGTGTTTGTTAGCAAAATTCCTTGCGGCCTCAACACTACCAAAGCCCCAAGCCTTTAACGCCAAAGCCTTACGAGTTGGGCGGCCTTTAGAATCAGTCATCGGGCCTTTCATACCTGCGAATCTCGCGGCAAAAGATACACGTCGAGGATTGGTTCCAGACTTAACTGGAGCCTTCAAGTCTCCGCCATCTTTGTTCTCAAAGTATTTACGGCCTTTTTCGTTCAGGCCACCTTTTGGATTTTGATAGACCTTTTTAACCATTAGACATCTCTTTCAAAATGCGGGCAGTCAACATCGGAATAATGGACTCTTAGGTTTAGATTTCTTAGCTATTTTTGCTAATTTTTTACGTTTGCTTAACTTTTTTCTTTTAGGAATTGGTTTTGGTTTTGAATCAAAAGATTTAACTTTGGCCATTACTTGTCAGCCTTTCCGTCAATCTTTGCGTCGATAGAATCTAACTTATCAATAACTCTATCGACAAATCTTTCAAATTCTTGGCGTTTAACATAGCTTCCGGCGACCAACACTTCCACTTCACTGAGTCTTGTTTGAAGCCTCGATTGAGCCTTCTGTATGTCTCGTATAGAACTCCATATGCTGTTTATAAGAAATCCCAGAGATGTAGTGGCTATACCAAAAACCCAGTTGAATAAAGTTTGATCCATCAGTATGTTCCTTCCCATACTCTTAATTTACTAAAATCGCCAGATAGTATCTTGCGCTTAATAACTTCTTTGGCCGCCTCATGGTCAGACCAACTAATGCCAGCCTCCTTGAGCCATTGCGCCATTATATGCAAAGGAATGCGTCCTACCAGTCTTTTATCGCCAGTTTGCCCAAGTCCGGCATCTTTTATTTGCTTGACAGAATCTAAAACTGGTTGATTGTCATACACTCTCTCAATGGTAAGAGTATCTCCACCGTCGTCGTGATGAACTATTTCTTTAATTTTCAAAACAAACTCCTAAAAAAAGGGGGGCATTTAGCCCCCCCGTATCAATTAAGATACTGTGTTGTCAAATACGCCGCCGTGTGCTTTCTCGTTGTTACATACGAGAGTTAGCTCGGTTACGACTTGACGCTTGGTGTTGTCACCAGTTTTTGCAAGCTCAGTGTTTGTAGTTCCGCGAAGAACTGCAACTGACCACATGTCATCTTGCATGATGAACACGTCGCGTGAACGGTTCTCACGAGATGGAAGGAACTCAATTGTTCCCCAAGGCGTGACGTACACGTCGAGTGATTTAACAACTTTCATGTCACCAGCCTGAACTGCTGAACGCTGATTGTTGTTACCAGTAAATGCAAGAGCTTTGTTCATCTGGAATGCTGAAAGATAAACAGTGTCTGGCTTGCCACCAGCTTCCCAAATTGACTGCATAACACCGTCAAAACGAGTTTGATCAAACGCTTGAAGCGTAGTCGTCTCGTCTGTACGAGCGTCAGTTCCGTCACCAGTTGGATCTGCACCTTCGTTGTCGCCAAAGTCGGTGTTAGAAGTCAACCATGCAGGAGCGCCAGCAAGTTCGCGAGCAGTTGAGCTGTTACCAGCAACGCGAGCATTGTTGTCGAAAAGTGCTTTCTCAATGTCAAGTTTCTGCTCTTTAGCAGTCTTGAGCATTTGATAAGCAATCTCAGATGCGCGACCAGCTTTGTTCAAACCTTTGTCAGTATCAGGAATGACAACTGCGTTCTTAAAGATTTGAGTGTAGTTACCACGACGTACAGTTGCTGTACGTGAGTTAGCAGTTGTGTCATCGCCTTCAACGTGAGCGTTAGCCGCAGAAGAGCGAAGAGCATCTGTTTGCCATTCATGGTAAGTGTTGGTTGCTTTTACTTTTTTTGCTTTAGAGTAAAAAGGTGTATCTTCCAATTGTTACACCAAAGCTCTTTATCTTTGGCTCTCCTCGTTTCTGAGGAGTATCGGACTATATCTTCATCCCGTAGGATGTCGCGCACTCGTGGAGTTTTAC